ATTGGTTCCCCCAGAGAAATTAACCTCTTAGTAATTTCTTAACAAGTTTGTAACTTTCCCAGTTTTTAATACCGGAAACGTCATCCCCGAACTGTTGAGGAATACTACTTCTGAAACCCTCTGTATCGTTAACAAGTCGAACGTAGTTAGCGATAGAATCAGAAGAAGGAGAAAGTTTGTACTTATCTAAACCAAGTACAAATTTTACCAGTTCTTCAAATAGTGGATGGTTCTTACAGTTCTCTAAAATACTTAGAGTCCTAAGAGCATAATAGTCGCGTCCTTTTAGCTCATATTCCACGAAGCTGGTAAAGCGTTCCTGATAGATTATTCTATTCAATGCACGAAATGTTGAATAAACTCCAGGGATAGTACCATCGGTTTTCCTGTAAAAAGGATGATACAAATTCTGTAGATAAAATAAGTGATCCGACGCTTGTAAAGTCTTATCTAAATTAATATTAAAGAAGACTTCGAAAGTTTTTAAGAAAGTTGGTATCTTATCGGGGTAAATTGCATAGACACCATCATCACCTTGTATAGCAAAAAGGTTAAGCCATTCCTCTAATACTCCACTGTGACGTGCAACTAGAAACTGAGCGATGGAATCGTCCTCATTAGTAAATGCAGAACCAGATGGTTCTCCGTGTCCACCATATCTAACACCATCAGGAGTGACAATTGGTATATCTGATTTTAATTTCACTACAGTATGAATTTCAGACCCATACTTATTTTGGAATAAGTTCATGTAATACTCACCAACTTTGGCTTGCATTCCAGGTTTCACTGTGGCATCAAACGCAGAGAAATCGATGGAGATAAGCATTTTGCCTGTTCTAACAGCTTCATCAATTATACGAGTCATGTGATCCGCTACATCATCAGGACCCCTTAAAGCACAACGCCAAGGTAGATCCTTTTGAACTTTCAAGAGGGGTCTATAGAAACGCATCTCATATAGAACTACAATGAGTGGAACACCGTAAACATTGCGTGTTTTAGCGCCTTCTTGAGTTCGCGTAAATATAACGCACGGTAGTCTTCGCTCCAATGCAAGATCGAATAACATATCAGCGTTTGCAAGACAAACTTCAAGATAGTCACCTTTCTTACCCATCCATGGGAGTCCAGAATTTGTAGACCGTTTGATAGATTTAGATGCCTCTTTAATATCAAGAGGTCTGAGATTAAACTGTTTTAGTAATTCCGGAGTGTCGCAACTTAATACAGAATAGTCTACGTCAGTTTCCTCGTAAAACTCGTCAAGAGCTTTCTGTCTTTCCGGGTACCAAGGTTTAGCGATTGAACGAGGTCCAAACTTTTCCAGTTCTCTCTCTTCTAAGTCGAAAAGAACTCCTTCCATTTTATCTGAATTAGCTTGCAGAATTTCTAGCCAGTTATCAACAACAACACCTGGATCCCAATTCGTTCCAATACCAGAGAGGATGATATCATCTCTACCTTTAATAGTCGAATATAGTAAGTTGGTAAGCTTCTCTTTAGCTTTGTAGTCTAGACCATTTGGTAATAGTCGCTCAACTTCGGCTACAGTACTAGAGATTTGATTAGCCCTTAACTCGCGATTACCCATAGAGTAATCTCCTTTTCCT